ATTGGGTAGACAACCTTACTATGGCGATCATCGTTTAAATCACCGTTTCCATCGAAGAAGTCCAAACAATAGAAGTTAAACTCAAATGTTCGTGACTTCAATTCACCGTAACGGGAATCCTCGTAAGAAATAGGATCGAGCAACCAAATCAAAGGAGTTACGAACGCAATGTTCGCATCCATTTTGTGTACTTCTTCACCCTCTACCGTTAGCGGTGTCCCGTGAAGTAATACAGGAAGTTGTATTTCGATCAAATCCCCCGATTCGATTAATGCCGTAGGGCTTGGTCTTAATGCGTAAACGGTGTTCGTTGCTTGGTCAACTTCTTCAATTCCCCAAACATTCCCGTCCTGATCAATGAAACTTTGCCCCGCACGCATCCACTTTGTATCACAAACAGTAAAGTTGTATTCGGGATCACTTGCCAAAATAACAGACTTCACTTTCACTGTGTTGTCTAAGTTTGACAAAATCAAATCCTCAAATACTTGTTTTCCTGTTTTGTAAGCCATTATAGATACGAATTATAAAGCAAGTCCTGACCGTTAAAATCAGGGTAATCACCGCTATTCTTGCAAATAAACCAATGGATCGCTTTTAAAGTTTCAACCGATTCATTCCAACGGGAATAAATTTGCGGTTCTGGTACGTGTCGATTCACGGTGTTTTCAGTCTTTGCGGACGATGTCCCTGACACTGGATTGACGTTGACTCTTTTGTCCGTCATCCAATGCCAGTAGACCAATCCGAGTAGGTAAGCCTTGATTCCCTCGGAAATGTGTAATTCACCACAATCTCCGTCTTTTTGAAAAGGCTGCCAAATCAAAACAAGTATTGGATCAGTTGGAGCAGAACCCCCGCCAATGTCCGTAATTAGATCATCGGAAAGAGTTGCCCCAAGCAATTTAGCAAGGTAAAAAGGTACGTACTTATCAATGTACGGTTGTAATGCAAGTTTTGTCGGTTGATCCGTTGCTACTTGCCATTTACCCACGAAATCCGATACTTGTAATGCTGGCATAGTTAATCAATAATAGTTCCGTAATTAAGATCAATGAAAAGGTTTGCACTTTCCGCTGAAACTTCGTAAACCCCATCCTTTGGCATGTGCTTACACTTACCGTTGGATTTGAATTGCACTACCGTCCCCTCTTCGGCTTTCTTTGCCGCTGGTTTGGTAGTTTCTTTCTTTGTTTTTGTGCTTTCTTCCATCACGCTATGAATTATGGAGTTTCAAGTGCTGCTTTGTCCGTTGCGAATACACCCTTAACGAATGCAGTGCGGTCATTGTTTTTCACGATAACCAAACCACGCCATTCAACAAGGATTGTACGCATGTTTTTGGTGAAGTCGTTTCCGTCAAGACCAACGTTGATCATAAGATCACCTTTTTCGTACATTGCGGCAAGATCAAAGTTTCCAACAAGATACTCACCCGCTGTTACAAGTGTAGTCGGGATGATCGGAACACCATCAAGATTCAATGTAGAACCTACAGTGACCAAGCGATCAACATAACGACGATCAGTTGCAGAAACCTTAACCAATTTCAATGCTGTAACATCTGATGGGTGCATCAAGATGTAGTTCGGCATTCCTTGGTTGGCAATCATAATCTGATTCATTGCAACCGTCAAAACGTCACAATTGTTTGCGTTGTCAACCGCTGTCGCGAATGTACCTGCTGCAAACGCTGTTGCTACGGTGCGAATACCACGTAAGTTCGGAGCAGAACCGTTACCGCTGTACGCTTGTGATTCAACGTCTTTCAACAATTCACGCATCAATTCATTGCGGATTTCAGACTCCATGAAGTCGATATCGTCGATCATTTCAGTTGAAACTTTGATGAACGCTGTGCGTTTAACAACAGTCTCAGAACTTACTACAAGATCGAAGTCGATTTGGTTCTTCAAATCGCCCTCATCTGTTCCACCAGCAGCACCGCCTTTGTTCGCTTGGTAAACCCAAGAGATAGTGTTAGACAATGCACGACGACGACTGATGATGTCTAAAAGACGAACCTGACGAGATGCGATTGTGTTCAATCCCTCCAAACGTTGCTCAACAGGTACATTACCACCTGAAACGTTTGTTGAAATCAACATGTCCGCTGGTGCTTTTACAGTCATTGTAAACTCACCCATTTTTGCAGTCGGGATTTCTTCGGCTTTCAATTTCGTCAAACGATCAGCGTTTTTCTCAAGTCCCTCACGTAAACTCAAATTGTTTTTCGCTGCTTGACCTTTTTCTTTTTCGTTCAATTCTTTAATCTGAATACCGAACTCCTTAAGTGTCTTGTTCATTTCTTTCATTTGCTCAAGTTGAGCTTCACGAAGTTCCTTGACAGCGTTTTCGATTTCAGTTTTGTCAGCTTTATCATCCAAATCTTCTTTCAGTTTTTCAATGTAAGCCTTTAACTCAGCATTGTAGTCATTATACAACGCAGCTTTTGCTTCGGCATCCATTGCGTCAAACTGATCTTGAGTATGACCTTTTGATACCAAAAACTCTAAAAATGTTTTTTTCATTTTCGTTAGTTAAAATTGTAAATACTTATTTTGCTTTGTGAAGTGCTTTCGCGGCTTCCTTTGTCTTGAGTGACGTTAGTCGGCTCAATATCTTTTTGTAACATCGGAGTTGCTGAATTTGATCCAAACAAAACCATGCTACTTTCTTTAATGATCTTTGATTCGTCAATTGCGAAGAAATAACCCATCTTTTCAGCGTGTTCACGATTCGCAACCGATCCGATTACCTCATTCCAAACCTCGTTTTCTTTCACGAAATCGGGACTTGTGGAATTTACAGCCATGCGAAGTTTAATGTACTGCTCACGAACTGAATTTTGCATCGGGTATTTATTGTTGATAATATCCAACGCTTGCGGCATTTTGATAGCGTCCTTTGCGATCTTGAAAATAAGTGCTTGTGTGCTACCCTCGTAATTGTAACCAAGTTCTTTCCAAGTGAAGTTCTTTAGCATCATTTCCACATCTTGCGGGTGCGCTATAATACTGCTCACTTTCAATTCATGGTCTGCAACGTAATAGATTTTCCCTTGCTGCTCGTTCACTGACTTATTCCATGAATTATTCATCTGAACGTCATCATGTGAATCCATGAACATAGTCGTATTGATAACAGGGTAAATAAAACCGTCTTCCATTCTCATTCCTTTTTCGGCGAATGATTTTGGAAGTTCTGCTATGTTGAAACCAAAACAATCGGATTTTCGCTCTGTCTTTTTGAGTGAAATTATATCTTCACTCTTTTCAAGCATTTCAGCAAATAGATGTTCTTTCGTCGTGAACTCCTGATTTGGAAAGTAAATAGATTTAATCATTTCACTTCTTAATTTCGTTACTTGAATCAACCTGTTTCATCTTCTTGGCTTTTATTTTCCCCAAATCGACGTTCGGTTTTTCCTGCTTTTCCTTATCGTTTCTATTTAACATAATTACGATTTTAGGCAAATGTATGTATTTTTCAATACATTTGTTCTATTTAACATAATATTCTGACTATGGCAGGTAGTTTCATGCGAATTGGTAGCTTTTCACTTCTTTCATGGGGGAAAGGGAATGACGCTTACACACGCACACCGAGAGGATTTCGGATTGATCCAAGATTTGAGTACAATAAGAAGTCGGAAAAATGGCAAGTAATCGAGGGACACGAACGAGATATATTTGAAACCACCGCCCCATTGAACACGGTTATCAGTCGTTTTGCGGATATGTTTTCAGGTGGTCGTTTTGTACACAAGCGCATGAACGGAACTGCTGACGGTGAAATTATCGACGATTCAGAAATCGTAACGCTATTGGAAAACCCTAACCCGTTGCAGTCAGGTGAGGAATGGTTGAAAGAATTAGTAATCAATTACTTTGTGTTCGGCAACAATGTGATTTTACCGCGTCGAATTGCTGGAACGCCGTACTTGATTAATAACTTACCGTGGAATCAAATCGAGATCAAAACAACGGGTAAACGTTGGGAGCAATCAAAGATCAAAGGAATTATTGAAGAATACCGTGTGAAATACGACATTGGGACGGACGATATATTCAAAGGCGATGAGGTGATCCATTTACGTCGATCAGGTGGAAAGTCTGCTATAATTGGCGAATCTGTCCTTAATCAATTACACATGGAAATCAGCAACACACGTGGGGCAATGGGATTCCGTAACGTGAATATCAATGAACATGGTGCGCTTGGTGCATGGGTAAACAAAGCGACTGATTCAATCGGATCGCGCGCAATGGGTACGGAAGAGCAGTTAAAGATCGAAAAGCAATTAACGAAAACACATGGAATACATGACGGTCAGGCACGTTTGAAATTAATCCCTAATCATGTCGAATGGGAATCGACTGCATTCCCAATCAAAGAATCAATGTTGTTTGAAGAAGTTGACGCGAACAAGCGAGCAATGATTGACGCTGTTGGATTCAACGAAAATATGTTTTCAAAGCCAAACGGAAGTAAGTTTGATAATTTGAACGCTGGTATTCGATCAGGCTACGAAAACGCAATCTTTCCTTTTGCAAACAATGTGTGTCAGAAGTTGAAAAACGGTCTTTTGCTACCAAATAACGAATGGCTTGAATTAGAATATTCACACTTGCCAATCTTCAAGGAAAACGAAAAGGAAAAAGCAGAAACGTCAAAAGTTAAAGCTGAAGCATACAAGTCATTCATTGACGCTGGCATTGATCCAACGGAAGCGCGAATGCTGTCAGGGATTGACGGTTAATTCAAATAAATCAGAACGGCTACCAATCCGAACGCAATTAGCATCAGGACGAGGTTGAATATCACAACCTGTTCATCATCGTTTAGGTTCATACCTTGTGATTTAATATTTCTCTTTTAGTCATTTTCAGCCATTTTTCCCGACCAATTTTTTCGATCAAAATACGATCTTTCATTTCTGATAGAAAGTGTTTGAAGTTGTAAAAATCAGCACACCTTACTGTTTCAGTATGAGTGAATACTTTGCCGAATTTGAAAGAAATTTTCAAAACACCAAAATGGTAAACAAACCACAATTTTATCAATGTTATTGTTTTGAATCTATTTTTCATACCAATTCAATTTTATCTGTGTCAATAATGCTGTAAAAAGGTGGTGTTTCAAGGTGCGCGATTGTTTTGAACTTCAAACGCTCCTTGCAAGTGATGACGGCAACCGCGAACCAACGAACCTGTTTTACTTCGATAACATCACCGCTAATTCGATAGAGGTTTACATCAGGGGACTTGTAGCGAAATACAGCCCCCGTAAGTAGTTGCTCATGGATTGTCATTTTTCTTTCTGTTAAATTCAACAATACACGTAATAATCACGAAAACAATTGAGAGTAAGATACACGCAACTCCGAGAATTGCGGTATCATCATTCACTTCGATGTTGTGTTCAGGGATTAGCATCTTCCAATTGCTTTAAAAGTTCGTCAGATAATGCAATAGATAGTCTTACTATATCCTCTGATTGATTTGGTTTGTAATTGTTTGGATTGTTATGACTTAATACCCCCTGCATAGCCATTGCAGCAAAGTACGTTCTTAGATAATCTCTGTACGCTTCATCTGATTCAAATTCATGTCTTGCTTTCATATCAATCGTTTTTAAGCCATATTTCACCGTGGAAAGGTTTGAATGCGTTTTTAACCCACCCATAAAACGAATCAACTCTATACATTCCTTCTCTGTCATTTAGTGGACTTCCAACAAAACAATATTCATCTGATGATTTAGATTGATCTATTAAAGTTTGAACAACTAATCCATCATCGTTAATCACCAACTGCGGATTCTTCGTCCAATCCACCTGTTCATTTTTTCCTTTTACTTCTACTTGCATAATCATTAATTTTCCACCAAAGTTAACGACAAAGAACGCAGTTTGAACGGAATTATGATAAGCGGTAATTGTGAATGATGAACGGTTACGACAAACGAAGAACGCCAATACGAACAAGGAAGCTGCACAAGTAGCGTATTCCATCCATGTGATGATTGTCCTTGTCTTCGGGTAAATCGGTTACGTGGTTATACCTGTCAACGATGTAGCTGTAGTTTTCATACTCGTTTTCGATATTCGGTGAATCGGTAGTGAAGAACACCTTAACGGACTTCACAAGGTCAATACCCGTGTCAACACTTCCTGCGCCTTTTATCGCGCCCTCTGAATTTATCCACCCCGAACGTCTTAACGTTGCTATTTTAAGCGGCTTTGCGGGATCACATACGATTGTAGCGTCCTTGCTTATTCCAAGTCGTTTGTAAAGCCATGAAACAATTGCAAGTCCCTCGTTTCGCTCGTTTGATTCGTCCTGTACATCTGATTCACGGAACTCGCGCTGTAGTTCAACAGGTATATCCTTTTCCCATTCATTTTCGGACTTGTAATTCACCTCACGAATATAAACACAACCGTCATGGTATTTCGCGCGACCAATAGCCCAAGGATCATTTTTGCCCCAGTCATTATAGTAGTATTCCCTGTATGGTAACGCATCGTATTCTAAGGGTGTGATCTTTCCCCAATTGCGGTATATCCTGTTCGGCTTTTCTGCTTTCAACCCAAGCCCGTAAACTTGCCACATGTACTCGTCCG